CTACCTAAACAATTTTATGTTCGGCCTTGATGCTAAGGGCATTGCCCTCGGTTATACAGAGGTCAGCTCTCTAGGCGATGTGATCACTGTGCCTCCCGGCGCTATTCAGGGCATCATTAAGAATCTGGCGCTAGAGTTGGCGCCGCAGTTTGATGTTGCAGTGCCCCCTGAGCTATTCGCGCAAGCTGCAATGACTATGGGCACGCTAGAGCATTTAGGCGTTCACAACGGCGACTCTTTCTATCCGTCAACTCTACCGATTGGGTCGGGCAACGAGCGCAACAACTACCAGAACCGACACTTCTACCACGACCGAGCGCAGGAAATCTTAACCGAAGCGAACGGCGCAATTGCTACCGAGGACGGAACCAACGATGTCACATGATGGAAGCCGGTCAAACGGCATTAAGATAAGCGATTTCCCCTCGGCAAGTATTGATGACAACCATCAGCTAACCTTTATCGGGAGCGGGGTTAACTACCGTATCCCGCTTAGTGAGTTTAAAAGTCAGCTAGGTGTTACCGGTACGCTTCAGCAGTCGGGCGCTATCACTGGTACGCCGATCCTTGACGTTCAGGCTACTGATAATTTTATCCGCAATCTGGAAGATGGCTCAGGCTTTAAGGCGACTGTTAGCCCAGAGAATGGTGTCATTGTTGAGCATAATTTCACGGCGGGCGGTGACGGTGTTGACGTTATGGGTAGCCCTACTGCGCTGAGTCCAGTTATTCGCAGCATTAAAGGCTCAGGAGATATTAGCGTAGCGCTATCCGGCAACTCCATTGTTATAAGCGGCGGCACCAGCGGCCTAGTGAATCGCGTTATTGTGGGTCAGCCGTCAGACTTGGCGGGCGCGCTCGACAGCACCAAGGAATACTTCATTGATGGTATTATTGATATGGGGTTGCAGTCCATTGAGATCCCGTTTGGGGGCCTCAACTTAACCGGCTACAACTTCGACGCCTCCAAGCTAATTAGCAGCGCAGCCGGTTACATAATGTTTACCTCTCCTGCTGGCGGGAGCGGCAACGTACTAGGCAAGGATTACGCTATTGAGGTAACAGGCGCAGGCTCTCAGGTTTACAATATCACCTCATCAACAGGCTTTGATGCTTTCGAGTTTGCGCGCATAAATTACAACAACTGCTCATCGCTTGGCACTATCACCAACTATCGGCAGGGCTTAGAGGTTGGGACTGGTCGTTTTGGTGGCAGGCCAGAGCTAACACTTGCGGGGCAGTGGGTGGGTGGTTACTTCATTGACACCTCTATTGTCCGATCACTTGATGACGGTGCATATAGCCTGTTTAAGGCTGGAGCTGGGTTCGTGATGTCGTCTCGGTTCCGCAGCAACCAAAATATAGACCTGCCCGCTAACGCCTCGCTCTTTGACTTCGCGCCTGCTAACTTTGTTAACCCCTCAACAGTTCAGATAGATGGCGCAATAATTACGCGATCAGGAGTTTTTGACGCTACCGACCCAAATATAACCCCAAATATGGTGCCCGGTGATTTGGTTGCTAACTGGATGGGCAATAACGGTATGCCTAACACTTTTGTTGGGGGGTCAATCGGCGTTACAACCTCAACACCGACCACAATAGTTTCTGCCGGTGTATTTGAAGAGCTGGGCGCCACGCTATGGACGGCGGCAGACCTACAACACTTTGACGCCCCCAGCGGCAATCACTTGCGGCATTTGGGAAATACGCCGCGAGAGTATACCGTCATAGCCTCATTTACCTTAGAGTCACAGGCCAATGACGTTGTCTCTCTCAGGGTCAGTAGGTTTGACAGCTCAGCGGCTTCATCGTCAGCGGTTTTAACTCAGACGAGGCAGGTGAACAACCTAGTTGGTGGCCGGAATGTTGCGTTCTTTAACATAAACATAAACACCGAGCTGGACGAGGGGGATTATATATTTTTAGAGGTTGCCAATGTGACAGCTCCAAGTGACATAACGGCAGAGGCCGACAGCTATTACATAGTGGAAATGCGCTAATGGGAACGCCTGTAACACTGCCGATAGCCAACGGCTTCTACCTGTCGGACTCTCTGCCTGTTAGCGCGCAGGAATGCGTTAACTACTATCCGAATATCCCCCAAGTCGCGGCATTGTCTGACGGCACACTGAGGGGCGGCCACGGTATAGAGCAGATTGCCACCACTGGTACGCTCAACCAGATTAACCGCGGCGCACACGTTAAGGCGGGAATCCCATACTTTGTCAACGGCGACAGCCTTTACAGCTTGGACCGGTCGGTAGATGCTTTTGGCGTAGAGACTTTCACTACTACCGTTTTGGGCGCTATCGAAGGTGAGGGCCGCGTGTCTATGTCAGACAACGGCACTCAGTTGATGATACTGGTGCCGGGTGGCAACGGTTACATTTACGACGAGACTGATGTCGGTAGCGAGTTTCAGGAGATCACAGACGCAGGCTTTACCGCTAACGGCGCGCCTGAACATGTAGTTTTTGTTGACGGCTTCTTTGCTGTTACCACCAAGGGCAAGAAGTGGATTGTATCGGCGCTTAACGATGGCCTAAGCTGGAATGCTTTGGATGTAGGCACAGCAGAAGCTGACCCCGATGATATTGTGGCGCCTTTGGTGTTTCGCAATCAGGTGTACATAACAGGTGGCCAAACTACCGAGCCATTCCAGAATATAGGCGGCGCAGACTTCCCGTTTCGCAGGATTCAAGGCGCGCTGATGCAGAAGGGTTGTTTTGCGCCTTTCTCGCTGATCAACACCTCCAGTTCTTTTATGTGGGTCGGTGGCGGCGTTAATGAACAGCCCGCTATCTGGCAATCTACAGGCGGCGAACCTAAAAAGATTTCAACCACTGCCATTGATGTCGCTATTCTTGATTTCACCCAGGAGGAAATAGCCGAGAGCTTTAGCTATTCTTATGCTCAGTCTGGCCAATACTTTGTAGGTTTCAGCTTTCCGACTCGCACCTTTGAATACAACCTGATAACGGGCTTGTGGAATGAGCGAAAGTCTCGGTATGTTGACGCTAAGGGTATTACCCAGACTATTCGCTGGAGTGTCAACTCGCTGGTTACGGCTTATGGTCGGGTGCTTGTGGGCGACTTCCTTGACGGTCGCATCGGTGCTGTTGATGATGATATTTATACGGAATACGGCGACAACATTATTCGCAGATTCTCAACTCAACCACTGGCAGGTTTGGGCGATCCAGTAATAATTTCAAGCCTTGAGCTTACGCTAGAGTCTGGCGTGGGTACTTATGAGCGCGAAGGCGTTATAAGAATGGCCATATCAAAGGATGGAAAGACCTTTGATGATGAGCGTTCGCGGGGCTTTGGTTTTCTCGGTGAGTACAGTAAGCGTGCAATCTGGCGCAGGCTCGGCAGGCGTCCAAGGTTCGCGGTGATTCGGTTCACCTACTCAGACCCTTACAAGCCTGTTGTGATTAAACTTGAAGCAAGGATAAAACAGAAACGTGCCTAACATTACCGTACCTGTAACACTCCTTGATGGCGATGGTCAGCCGACTATTGAACTGCGCCTATGGGTGCAGAACATGACTGCTGACGGCTTAGCAACCGGCGCAGGAAGCCCAGAGGGTGTGCTAGAGGCCAGAACAGGTCGCGAGTACATGGATACCAACGGTGTAGCCGGTGCCATTAAGTACATAAAGCAGGTAAACTCAGTCGCGGGCGATAAAACATTGGGATGGGTTTTAATTTGAGTGCTGTAGACGATTTTATAACAGAATACCCAGCCTTTCGGCGCTTTCTGGATGGCTGTGATTATGACGGCATGACCAACCCAGCAGACGGCGTGTTTTATCCTGGCGTATCAGTTGATATCCCTCCCTATGTCGCAAAATGCGTTAAAATTGCGATATCAAAGCACACAGGCTTCGAGGTTGACGTTAAGTGTCAGTTTCTGCGCTTATCTGTCGACGGTGTTAGCGCCCCGCATCAGGCCCACAACGACAAACTAATGTCGGATTATCTGTGCATTCTCTATCTTAACCGCCCAGAAGATTGTCAAGGTGGCACTTCTTTCTTGCGTCATATTGAAACCGGTATGGATGGCGAGCCTGCAAATGATGCAGAGCTTAAAGCGTGGGAGCGCGACCACTCCACCCCTGACGCTTGGGAGGTTCTGTCGATGTGTGAGATGAAAGAAAATAGGGCGTTTATCTACCCTTCTGACGCTATGCACAGATCAGAGCCGGTAGGTGGGTTTGGCAAGGGTGCGGCAGATGGTCGGCTGGTAATGGTTACATTCTTTGAAAGGGCTAAATAATGGTCAGACTCGGCACGATTGACGACATCCCTCGCTGTATTGAGTTATCACACAACTTCTACAAGCACACCGAATACGCCGAGCATATCCCACTGTGCGAGAAGACTTGCGCTATTCATCTGGCCACCTCAATCGAGCAAGAGTTGCTTGCAGTCTTTGAGGTTGACGGAACGATTCAAGGCTTCGCTATGGCGCTGGCTTATCCGTGCCTGATGAATGCCGATTATTTGGTGGGCGCTGAGGTAGCTTGGTGGGTTGAGCCAGAACACAGAGGCTCAAGCGGCGTAAAGATCCTCAAGTTTTTAGAGGGTCAGGCCAAAGATAAAGGCGTCAAATGCTTTTCTATGATGCTGCTTGAGGCTGTAGAGCCTGAAAAAGTAGCGCGAATCTATGAGGCTTGTGG